GCTGAGTTCAGTGTCAGACTCAACTTCACTAATGGCGTCGGCAGTGATAGCCAACCGGACATACCTCTTGTTCTGTCCGTAGACATCAGAGGGCAGACCTAGTGTTGCATTCTTTACCTTGTAGTCGTAAAGGATGACTACTTCTTCTACTTGACCGTTTACGTCGTGAAAGACGCGGTACTGACGTTTATTGAAGAAGTAAATTTGATACTTCAGCTTCTCGTCAGGACGGAAGTAGAAAAGCCCACAGCCGTCGATCAGAAAGTTACGGATAATCGCAGGGAAACGAATATCGAGCTTGTTCAGCTCAATGACGTCATGCAGAAACCGAGTACGACTCTTATAAGTATCTTGATCGCAGTAAAACGAGAGACCCTTCTTAATCATGAGAAGGGTCATCTGCTGAAGATGGCTGAGAACAACCATCGTCGCGCTTTGGTTTGAGCGATCTTGAGTACGAGCCGCCTCTAAGATCTCCTCAAATTTGACTCGGATGTTTTGGTCGCTCATTTAAAGGTCACTTCTCCTGCTTGTCTTTTTTGAACTTTTGAGCCTTCTCCTTAGCGCTTTTACGCTTGGCTTCTTTGTCCTCATCAGAGGAACCTTTCTTGCGCTTCTCCTGCTGCTCCTTGAACTTCTCAAGAACCTCAGGAGGCATCTTTCCTTTAGCCATCGGGGAGAAGGTAGTTACGCACTCTTTCTATCTTAAGCGCAGCCGGAGGAAGTTTCTTAATCGGATAAGACGTCAGGAGATGATCCTTACGTCCCAGCATGTCTGTGTTCCCCTCTTTAGGCTCAAACTCATCACAGAGCTTCTGTACCTCAGGCTTGTCCCAGATGTAATACTCAGCGATATTCGCCAACTTAGTGCGTCGTTTATCAGCATCACCCATCCAGCTCAGGTGCCAACCTGCATCTTTATCTCCCACGTAGATATTGTTGGTGCACTTTCTGAGTGCTGAAAGAGTTCCGTACTCACGCAGCCCGCCGACTGTGGAAACAACTCCGCAACGCCAATCAAAAATGTCCCCTTTGTCGCTGACTAGCTGTCGATCAGCTCGCCCATAGTGCATAGACATGCTCATACGCACAGCCTTGTCTGGATGCTCGTCAACTGCTGTCTGCAGTCTCTCTATATACGCAGGGTTAGTGATTTCATCACAGTCAGAACAAATGAAATAGCACTCGTCGGGCATCATGAACAACCCAGTGCTCAGCGCATCCCTCTGTCCACGCTCTCTAATCCAAGGGTCAGGAGCTTCATCAGGACCAGGCAGCTCTACGTGGAGTACTTGAACCTTATCTTCAGGCAAACCAAGTTCACGTAGTGTCTCTACGCACGTAAACTCCTTTGGCTCTCCTCTGTGCGTGTAGTTAGCATCCGTAATCAGGAAGCCATCTACTGCGTCATAGAGAGTACTAATTCGGAGTTCTAAGAGTTCTTTCTCGTTGAAATATGGAAAGCAATCAATGATCACCGTTGGAATTAGCCGGGTAGCAGCATACTACCTCAGAAGTCAGGTGGTGCCACTGAACTCATGCCGGATCTGGCTTTACGCAGCATCTCTTCCTTCATCGCATCGACACCCATATTTGAGTCTCTATCGAGTTCTTCATCAAACTGCCCAGCACCTGGACGACCGGGAGCCTGAGGAACAGGACCGCCGTCCTCTTGAGCCATATCACTATGAATTTGCTCAGCAAAATTCTGACTAGCTGAGTCATCTGCTGCCCTCTGCCTCTCAGCAGCACGACTCATAGTGCCAAAACGCTTGGCGAATTCCTCGGAGTACTGCTCAAAAGCCATCAGTAAAGCACCACAGCAGATTGGATATCGCCACCACTAATAGCGGTGATGGCAACTGGCACCAAAGGATTTGATGCGAAGCCGTCTAGAGGGATCATCTGACCTTGAGCGTCATTCATCATGACGTACACATTGTCAGTGTTGTCACTAGCAGGACTTACCTTGATAGCCCTGCTAGTTGAAAACGTTTTAGGCCCATCGCCTGGCGTCCACAGAAAACCACTGGCATACGGAGTATCCGCCTGCATTGGAATCAGAGTTCCAAAAGCTCCTATTTGTGCCATGGCTTAGCTTTTCCTCAGCCTACTGTACTCAACTCAATCAGCTTGTTCAAATACCACTGAGCTTTCTTGAGATCTTCCAAGCCGTTCTTCTCTTGGAAGCGCCATAGATACTTAAAGCAAGCCAAGTGACAGTAGTTCTTGACTGCTTCGTCACTGGAGCAAGAAGCCATTGCTTCAATGCACTGAACACTACCTTGCGTATAGTGAGCAGGGTTGTTTACAGGGTCATTCTTCTTGCGTGGAGTAGCCATTTAGCGACAGAGCATAGTGTCCGTGGTAATAATATCTCCTTCTTCTATAAGTGCAGGAGCATATTTAGTGTCAAGGTGCTCTACCAGAGCGTAGTCGGGGATAACTAACAAGGTATCTTCTCTGGTCACCGCAACCACACGTCGATGCTCTTGGCCATCTAGAAGATCATGGAAACACAGACCCATCGAAGACCTATCAGCTATGGGCCAATTCCGCTTACCTGTGAGGGCATAGCTCTTGTCTGGATCACAGGCATCACTATTGACGTAGACCTCAGCGTCTTGCTGGTCTAACAGCATCAACCCTGAGTACGGGTTACCTAAGGACATCCAACCCACACGGTGTCGGCTGTTCAAAGAGAGGATGAACTCATTCTTGTGGGGCAACTCGCCCCATACATTCCTGGTCGGACGGGTAATACTCCATTTCCGGTAGTTATCGAATGGAATCTTCTGACCATCTACCTTCTCGAACCTGCAGAAACCAGGCTCTAGGTTCAGCGATCTAAGGCTGTCCTTATTTGAATACCAATATTCGAAATTATCGTACGTAAAGAGCATGTCATTCTCTGAATACATATAGTAGTCATAGTGCTTCTTATGTATTGCAGACCGCAGAGAGCCTTTGTGTGCCCAACACAAGTAGTACTGGTGGTACTCAGGGCCAGCCACGGCTACGGAAACCTGACAACCGCTGATGTTTTTGTCGAGAATGGCGCTGAATTCCTCTAGATCGTGAGCGTGATCGTGATCTATGAAGATCTCAACGTCGGTAGTAGCAGGTAACTGCTCATAGCCCTTGAGAACACGCAATGTCTTCTCAATACGATTGAGAGGATCGTGAGCTGTAACCGCAATAAAAAGCTTTTTCATCAGTATTCGATGCTGAAGTTACCTCGACGCTGTAGAAACGTCATGAGCCATGTGTATGCGTCCAAGAGATCGTCATGGCTTGTAGCCCCGACATTAATCAACTGATCTACAAGCTGATCAAACTTGCGGTATCTGTTAAAAGTGACTTTCTTATTTTCCAGCAGACCCAGAGTCCCTCTGAAGCGAGCGACTTTATCTCCTCTAAACCCCTTAACTTCATGGATATGCAAGTTGCTGAGGCCACGCTCGTTTAACAAGACCCTCCTCAAGTCAGCTGCAAGAGAGGCTTGGTATGCAACTGCCTCAACTACCAGAGTTACTGTGGAGTATGTAGGGAAATATTGATCATTCTGCAGCTCTAGTATCCCCCATTCAGTCAGCATGTCACACAGCATATCTATTTTCTCTAAATTACCGATTGAACGCACCTGATGCGCATCAACTATGTAGTACTTGTCCTTAAGACGACCACCTAACACGAACGCTGTGTAGTCACTTGTCTCTGCCTTACTCGCAGACAAGTCAATACCCACGGCAAGGGAGTCGAACTCAGTAGCTACCTCTCCTTTAACGATCAAATCCGGCGAAAGCACCAGATCGGAGGTCATAACTGGCTGTTGCTGGTACTGATAGGCAAAAGCGACCGGATCTAGCTCCTTCTGACCAAGCAAATAGTTGACTGACCACTGTTCTGGCCAATAACTAACAGGTTCACCCTCCTTGTCGTAAGTCAAACTCTCTTGTGAGACCTGTTTCCAGCCTTTTGCAGGGATAAACATGGTCTTGTGGATGTCGAGAGGGTGAAATCTCGTTCCCAGACAGATTGACCTGCCGCCTTCGAAGATAATCGGTGCAATAACTGAACTCCAGTTCGAGTTCATCTCCTCTCGAATGGCTGGGTTTTTGATATCAGAGCTTGATTTGATCGGGTCATCGACGATGACGAGGTGAGCACGTTTTGACGTGATTGAACCCCTCAGTCCAGCAGCACGAAGTGTGTATTCTTCATCGCCCACACGTGGAATGCCTGCATATTCGAAGTCGACAGCCCAACCGATGTCACTCTGCATACCTGCCTTCAAGCGACACTTAGGAAATATCTTCTTGAATTCAGTGGAGTCAAGGATTTGCTTGATAATCCGACTCTTCGGAATAGCTGTGGCAATGTTGTAAGAGCAGTAAATGATCTGCAGTGGCTTCTGCGCTGTGGTGTGCCTTCCGATGACCCACGCTGTGAACAGGTTGAGCACTGTGCTCTTTGCAGAACCACGTGGAGCAAGGATGTCAAGGTTGGGTCCTGCGATGTCAAGTAGGTACTGATTGCTATCGCCGGTAATCAGCTCCTTATGCCAATCCAGCATGTGGCGAGCTGGTGGCTTATCAAGCAGCGTACAGAATGTCAGGAAGTTATCCTGAGCTTTTGAAAAGATATTATCTACTTCTACTGATTTGTCATCTACCGCACGTTGCGCACGTAGTTTCAGCGCACGTCTGTATGCAAAGCTTTCCCTACTTGGCATAACCCCTGACTGCTCATATACTGTTAGCGAAATTCTAATGCGTAATGGCGAAAATCCTTTGGTACGGAGATGCAGTTTCTAACACGGGTTTTTCTCGTGTAACACACAGTGTCCTAGAGCACCTCTCTAAGCACCATGAGATTGTGGTATTCGGCATTAACTACGCAGGAGATCCACATAACTACCCATTCAAGATTTATCCAGCAGCAGCTGCAAACCCTTCAGACCGCTTTGGTATTGGAAGAATTCAAACAATCGTTGAAGCCGAAAGACCTGACTACGTCTTCTGCCTCAATGACCTATGGATTGTGAATCAAGTTTGGGAAAGGATCCACCTATTGAAGAACCCACTCGGGTTCAAGTTCATCTCTTACTTCCCGACAGATAGCGAGTGGTATCCAGAGCAAATGCTTAGGTATATCAAGGATTGGGACTTTGCAATCACGTTCACTATTGAACAAGCGCAACGACTCATGGCACACGGGATCACACCAAAAAGATTGGGTGTCGTTCCCCACGGCTTAGACGAAGGTAAGTTCTTCCCGATAGATACGTTCCAAGCAAGAAACCAACTGGGTCTGCCTCAAGACAAGTTCATTGTCTTCAATGGCAATCGGAACCAGCCACGCAAGATGGTGGATCAAACCATCAAAGCGTTTGCCGAGTTTGCAATCGGTAGAGACAACACCATGCTCTACCTGAACATGATGGAGAAGGATCTGGGATGGTCAGTAAAAGACTTGTTTGTCTGCGAGATGGCCAGAAGAGGACTGGACCCAACAGAACGTCTGTGCCTCACACCATCGATTAACTATCTGAGTGCTCCACCTGATACTCACTTGAACCTGATCTACAACGCTGTGGACGTAGGCATCACAACATCAAATGGAGAGGGTTGGGGACTTGTGCCTTTCGAACACGCCATGTGCAAAAAGCCTCAGGTTGTACCTAACCACACCAGCTGTCGCGATATCTGGAAGGGAGCAGGAATGCTGATCGACGTTGCAGCTTGGATCACAGATAAGGATCTGGGTGTCGAAAGAGGTATTGTGGACTTTCAACACGCAGCCAAGCTACTAGGTGAGCTTTACGAAGATAAAGATCTCTGCAAAGAGGTCGGTGACAAATGCTTCGAGGTCACACAAAACCCAAGCTATCGCTGGGACAAAGTAGCCGAGGGATTCAACAAAGCACTGCAGGAGGTTGCATGACTACTCAGCACATGAGATACACGACAGCACTTTCGTACTGTCAGTTTCCAGTCAACATCCGACCTAAAACCGGCTATCCGAGCATTTACCAGCAGTGCCAAGATTTAGGCGGAGAATTTATTCGCATAAATCATGGCGTTCCTGCAGGGAATGTCGCCAACTTTTCACCATGTATCTTGCACAAAAATGGTCATCGGTTGATTGCATGGCGCAGTCAACCAGAACCGTTTGTGTTCGATCCTTCGATGAAGTACTTCTACTACAACAACACACCTACCGAGGTGTATGTAGGTGAGCTAGTTGCTTACGACACTATCGCAGGAGCACACAAGATACGTAATACGCCTCACAGGCTTAGTTATGAAGACCCACGCTTGTTTAATGGGCCAGACGAGAACACGTACTGCCAGTTTGTAACCAGCAGCTACGCGTCATGCTGGGACAAATCAAGTCACACAATGGTCAACCAGCCAAAGATATGCGTGGCTGTACTAGACGAGTTTGGCGAGGGTAGAGATGCTATGTACCCGCCAATCGGAAATAACTTAGTTCCTGGCCAACCAGAGAAGAACTGGTGCTTCTACACCAACGATGACGCTCTAGAACTTCTGTACTCCACCATACCTATCGTTATCAAGTCTCCTAATGGGGAAGACAAAGTCATTGATTCAAGCTGTCTGAAAGCAGTAGTCGGAGAGTATCCGACTTACAACAGCACAGCTCCGATCAAAGTCGATGACGAATGGCTCGTGTTCTACCACTGGAAATACATGGCGTGGGACACATCAATTGGGAATAGCTACCTGCTTTACCACACAGGTGCATACACCCTGGATGAAAAGATGACCAAGGTGACTCGCATGAGCACTAAGGCCATCTTTAGTGGGTCCACTAGAGATCAGATGATTTGGTGGACTGA